CGCGTTTCTTTCGATTAGGGACGCAATGGCTTTTTCTTGCCGATACTGTTTGATTCTCCACGCTTTTTCAGGGTTTTCCGCTTCCAGTTTTCGCCAGTAGTATTCTGGTATGGCTGCTCTCTTGCCGTTGGTAAGCTGTATGTATCCTTGCTGCCAGAGTCTTTCTTGGTGGTCTTGGAACCATTGGTCTCCGAGTCCCGGTCTTCGGCTCATTGTGCAAAATGGAGGTATTAAACCCATTTTTTGGTAACGCTTTTTGTCGTTGCCGTATAGTTTCTTTGTCACGTACCCTGCAACATAATTATATGTTTGTGGTACTGCTTGTGCGATGTCAACTGTACCCTGCCCCCAGATTTTGATCAGCTTATCACTTGTGTAGTGACCGTGTCTTGATAGCTTATGGATTGGCTTTAAGTCGTCTGGGTGCCATCCGTACAGTATCATGTGATAGTGCGGTCTTGCTGTGTTGTCTCCATACTCTCCGGCTAAGAAGTATCTTAGAGGCTCTTTGACGGCCTTTCTCAGTCTTTTGATAAAGAGTTGGGTATCTTCCACGCTCAGCGTTTGCGTTGTTCTTGGACGTTCTGAGGTGCCTTTCCAGACGTTTATTCCGCCTTTGTAGATTTCGCCTGTTTCTGTGTCTTGTGTCGGTACATGGTCATTGTCATAAGTTAGCGTAATAAACCATGTGCTTTCTTTGTCGTATCCGTATGCTTCTAGCTCCATCCGCGTCGCCCAGTCTTTGCGTTTGCGCAGTCTGCACCCGGTACATTGTCCACATGGTATCAATATTACATCTTTGCGGTACATTAAATTTTCGTACGTCATTTTGGTCTTGTGTATCTCGTTAAAAGAGGCGAGTGAGTACACTCGCCCACTCGCCTCTCTGTCATGAGGTACATAAAACCGGATTAGCGGTTTATTGCATCCCATTATTTACCTCTCGGATTTATGCTCATGTAGCCAATGAATCCGTTCTTTCTCATGTTTTCGAGACTGTTTCTTGCGTTGGCTTTTGCTTCGTCGCTTGCGAGTGCGCTTACCATCGTCTTTCTAAGGTTCGTCGCGCCTTCTGCTGCTGCCTCTGCAATGCGTTCCATGTCTCCTCTGAGTCTGACAGGGTTTGTGCTGCTCGACATGATAGCTTGCTGGATGCTCTGCGCTGCGTTTTCTGCATGGCTCCATGCTTCGCTGTGTTGGCTCCAGCTGCCGTCTTGTTTGATGCCCGGTAATGCCGTTGCTCCCAGCGCGCTACTGGATGCCATGCCCATGCTTGCGCTGCCGATTGTTCCCTGTGCTCCGCTCGGTGTGCTTGCCCCGCCCTGTGTGTATGCCAAGATAGGGTTGATGCCCGCTTTTCGCATATCCTCAACTGCTCTTTGGTAAGACGTGTTACTCATTTGCTCTTGCCATGCTCGGTTTTTTGCGGCTTCTGCGCTGTTGTAGCTCATCGCTGTTTGCTGCTCGATGTGATTGTATACGCCTTGCTGGATTGCCGACAAGGTATTATAACCCATCTGCATAAGCATCGAATTGCGATTGTATTTTTGCTGTCCGGCCATGCTGCCTTGACTTAGCTGGTTTGCAAGCGCTGCGATGCTTTTGTTTACAGCGTCGTTTGTGCCGCCGCTGCTTGTGCTCCCACTGTCGCTTGTGCCTTGAGACCAACTGGAACCGCTGCTTTGACTGTTAGATTGCCCTTGCTGTCCGTAGCTTCCGCTTGTTCCAAACAGCTTGTTTGCTGCTGCTCCTGCAATGCTCGGTATTGCCATTTTGAGTAGAGGCAATCCTACTGTTGTTAAGAGTCCCATAAAAATAACCCGGGGTGTCGCCCCGGGCTTTCCCCCTTTCTTGTTCAGTGATGGTCTACGAGTCCCGGAATGCTGTACATGGGCATCGGTCTGACGCTGGTGTTGTCTATGATGGTGTCCATAATAAACTGCGGTTCGTTGTCCACTGCCAAGGTTCGTTGGATTTCGGAGTCCCCTTCTTTCATCCATGTCTGACTTAGGCTCGGCGTTTCCGTGTAGTTGTCGCCATAGTGCCAGCTGTCCAACGTCCCCGTTGCGTTGCTGCGGAATTTGCCGCTGATGCGGTTCGGTTTCATCCGGTATTCAGCCCAAGCTTCTTGATAGCCGAATGCCTGTTCATCCGTTGCCGTTCCGGTAAGGTACAGCTCCTTTTTGAGGATTGCTTGCTCTCCCAGATTTGCGAAGACCGGGTAATAGAAATCCAGATTGGTTTTTCGACTCCACATCCGCTCGAGTCCCTGCTGATAGGTATGGTCGTGCCGGATGCAGCACACTCCGATAACAAAGCCGTGCTCTTCAAAGCTCTTTGTGAACATACTGCCGTTGTACGGTGTAACGCTCACTGCTGCGGTGTTGCCCTGCGGGCTTTCCGCCGTTGTCCCACTGGTCTGGATGACCTGACTCATGTTGATGGTGATACGCGTACCGCCCAGATATTCCGGAATCTGTACCGTTTTGTCGCTGATTTTCGTGTGAAACAGCGAGTAAATCATCTCACGGTAGCGGCTGCCGCCCCGAGCCAGTTCCTCGTAATACTTTTGTACCTGAAATGCCTGTCGTAACTGGTTGATAGTTGTGGCGCTTACTGCGCTGAGGTCTGCTCCAAATGCTGCTGTATAGGTTCCACTTTGTCCAAGCACGACTTGCATTGTGTTGAATTTTCCGTAATACAGGTCGTCGGGCGGTATGATTTGGCTGCTCGGCTTTTTTTCTGCGAGGTTGACTCCTTCGTAAAGTGCCAGCGGTGCTGCTCCGTTCAGCGGAATGGTTACCGGTTCCCCCGCTTTCTGTGGGGAAGGAAGCGCGCTGGTGAAGTAGTCGTGGTATTTGTTGACCGGAAGAGGTCTGCCGCCGGTGTATGCGTTCTGGAGAATATACTCCAAATCTGGTTCTGCTGCGTCCATGCCCTTGGTCTCATCGTCCGTGTAGTTTACGGTTGCGTCTCCATCGCTGTTGATGGCCGGATTGTCTACGTTCTGGTCTCTGAACCATTCCTGCCATATCATGGCATAGGCTCTCATAGGCAGTGCGTTGATGCTGAAGGCTGTGTCTGCTCCCTTGCTTACCTTGGTCGGAATGCCCATGTAGTCAAGGATGCTGCCCTCATAAGGTGCCGGCTTTTCTGCCGTGCCGGTTACTTTGACCTGCGGAATTGTGTACTCCTGAGTCTGTGCCCACGGTCCCGTATCGTTTTCGCCCATGAATCGTTTGAAGTTTTTCCAGAGGATTCTGCAAGGGACATTAAAATAATAAATGTCCATGTGACAGTTATCCATAACCGGGAAAATAGGCGTCGTCATGCGGATAATAGCCGCTTGGTCAATGCTGAAGGTGTCACCCGGAAGTACTTCGTCCACATAAAACGGAATAAGTTGTCCTGCGTTCAGCGTCAGCTTGACGTCCTGTCTCCGCTTGAATCGACTTCGCGTGATGTCCAGGCGCGGTACCTGGTTAAATCCTGCGTCTTTGTTTCTGTTCATTCTTTAGCCTCCGCTGCTTCTGCTGTCTTTGCTGCTTCGGACTCGGTCTTTTTTTCTTGGTAAATGCCCAGATTTTTGGCCCATTCGATGGTTCCAAAACTTGTGATGAATTTGTCCACGTCGTTGTCAAACTTGAGCTTGATTTCTTTCGGCACCTCGTCCCAGATTTGCTCTGCTCGCATCATGATGTTCTGGAGTTCCGCCAAGCTCTGCGGTGCCTCGGTAAAGTCTTGGATACCGCCCCCGATGTCTGGCTTGATACGTGCTGCAATGTCCGGGTCGATGCTTGCTCGTCGGATGATGTTTTCCAGTTTGGTTTCTTCGAGGTAGCTGTCTATCTCGGCTTGCTGGTCAATGGTCTGGTCGAGTCTCAGCACCTTTTCGCCTTTTTCATTGCGTTCCCAGAGGTACGTGCGCCTTACGCTTTCCCCGGCCTCGGTCGGCTTTGCTGTGGCGGTCTGCCGCCAGTTACTTACTGAGCGATACGCCATCGTAAATGTTCTCCTTTTCGTTCTCAAACAGGCCTGTTTTCTCGTCGAATTTTGCCAGGCGCACTAGCCGATAGTCGCTTGGCGTCTTACTCATCATGTTGCGTTCATCGGTCAGCGCAATCTTAAAGTTGCGCTCTGCTACCTTGTCTTCTCGTTCCGTAAAGATAGTGATGTAGCCCATCACACACTGGTCATAGATTCCGTATACGTTGTTGCTCATTTGTTTTTCCCCCAGTTTTTGATGATGTCGGTGCCCATTGCGATGAGCGCAAAGCTTGCGCTGCACATTGCGATGATGCTGGCGATGACTCCTACCCATATCATGATGTTCACAGTCTGATACCCCCTCGCATTGCGCCGCTGCCGAGGTTGATGGCCTTGGTTTTTCGTGCGGTCTTGTTGTAAATTTTTGCGTCCTTGGACTTGCGGACTTTACTCCTCTTTCCCATGGTTAATTTCCCTTCTGAGGATTTCGACCTCAATTTCTGTCGCTTTTGCTTTTTTGCGGAATACCATGTCAAGGTAAAATTTTGCGTCGTCGTACTTTGCGGCCTGTTGTAGCAGTTTGTAAGCGGCGTCGATTTCCTTGTAGGTTCGCGTCAGTTCCTGCATGAGGTTCGTATCGGTCTGGTCTCTCACGTTCCATGTTTTCACTTGGTTACTCCTCGGTTACTCCTCGGGCTTGTTGCCCTCTACTGCATGATAAATCTTGTCCAGCATAGCCAAGATTTTGCGGATGTTGTTAAACAGCGCGTCGATTTCCTTGATAGACAGAGCAGGCACCTTCTTTCTTAATTTATTTTGTATAAATGGCATTGCAAAACAGCACTTTCCGCTGTCTAACTATTTATGTTGTATCAAAAAAAACAGGGCTTGTCAAGCCCTGTTCTGAAATTATTTTTCTCTTCTGTTAAGTTCGTCTTTTGCTAGCGCGTGGATGTATTCACAACGGTAGCTTATGTCGTTACATGGGCATTTTTCACAATCGCTGTTGCAGTGCTTGAATTTGTAGTCCATCCATCTCAAGGCCTCTGTGTTAAGGTTTTTGTACGTTGCTCTTAAAGTTTCCATAGTCTTTATCCCCTTTCTTTAATTGGATTATACCACAACTTTGCTTATTTGTCAAGAGGTTTTTGAAAAAAAGTTTAGATGTACTTTGCCTTGAATGTCATGCGGTAGGCGCGGTGCGCCGTGCGAAGAGCATGACGAGACCTTCCGGTTTCGCTCGTCGGACGGCCTTT